ATGGCTGATAGTAAGATTAGTGATTTAACAGCATTGACATCGGCTGCTGCTGCAGACGTTCTACCTATAGTAGACACCAGTGCAACTGCCACTAAAAAAATAACAATCACCGATCTATTTACAGGTGCTGTATTCAATGAAGATGGTGATAGTGTTGACACAAGATTTGAAGGTAATACTAAACAAGATTTATTATTTATTGATGGTAGTGCAGATAAAGTAGGCATTAATTTTGATAGTCCTGCATTAAGACTTCATGTAGTAAATGATCAAGCATCAAGTCCAGTATATGCAACTACTCAATGTGCTGTATTTGAAGATGATAATAGACCAGGTATACAAATGGTTGGTAGTGCTAATAACATAGGGCTTATTGACTTTGGAGATAATGCTGCTTCTAACTCTGGTGGTATTCATTATAAACACGCATCAGATTCATTTTCTTTTGTTGCTGCTGGTGATGAACAAGTAAGTATATCTAATGGTGTACTTGCACCAATTACAGATTCAGATGTAGATTTAGGTACAACCTCTTTACGCTTTAAAGATACATTTGTAGACACAATTACAACTACTGAAGCAATTAACGGTGCATTAAAAAGATGGACTGTTAAAACTTCTGCATATACAGCAGTAGCTGGTGACAGATTATTAGCAGACACTGCAACAACGGCTGCATTTACAATTACTTTACCAAGTAGTCCTGCGGTTGGTGATGAAATACACATACTAGACAGTGCTGCAAACTTTGACAGTGCTAACTTAACCGTTGGTAGAAATGGTAAAAAGATACAAGGTCTATCTGCAGACTTGACGTTGACAACAGAAAATACAGGTATTGGACTTGTGTTTATGTCTGATACATACGGCTGGCGAGTGCTTGTAGATGCTTATGCAGTAGATACAACAGAACTGTAATATGACAACTGAAGTTTATAATTCACAAAATAAAGATATTTATGTAGATGAAGCAACTCATAAGTTAGTTATAAAAAAATCTCAAGACACTACAAATATATTAGAACAAAATAAGATAGCTCGAAACCATAGATCACTAGAACAAAAAGGTGAGTTTCAACGTATTGCACAAATACCCTTAATTGCATTACAAATAAAAACTAAACAACTTTTTGGTCATTCTAATTGGCATCAGTTGCACAAAGAAACGCAACGTGAGATAATAAAGAATATGGTTAATAGTAATGAATTTCAAAATTTTAGGGTAGGAGAAAAACGACTGTAATGGCTTTAGATAACTATTCAAACTTACAAACTGCTATTGCTAACTTTTTAGCACGTGATGATTTAACTACAGAGATTGTAGATTTTATTGCCTTAACAGAAGCAGACTTTAATCGTAGACTTAGAGTGCGTGCTATGGAAAACTCTAGTTCGTTTACTATAGATACTGAGACCGAAGCATTACCGACTGGTTTTTTACAAGCTAGAAGTTTTGTTATACCGACTAATCCTAAGACTGCATTACAGTTTATGACTCCGTTTCATCAAGCAGAAACACAAGGGTCTAGTGAAACTGGTAAACCAAGAGCTTACTCTATAGAAGGCACCAACTTTAGATTTAGTCCAACACCTGACGCTTCTTATAGTGCTACATTAGTATTTTATAAAGCCTTTGATTCGTTAAGTTCGTCAGTTGCTACCAATCACATTTTAACTAACCACCCTGATGTTTATCTTTATGGTGCGTTATATTTTGCTAGTACATTTATTCGTGGTATGGATCCGCAAACTGTAAGTCAATTTAAAGCACAATATGAGTCTGGCTTACAACAAGTAGAAATGGCAGATGAAAAAGACAAGTATAATGCTACGCCATTAGTACAAAGAACAGGTATCAACATTAACAATTTTGATAACGTATAATGCAAGTACCTTTTGCAGAATGGCTACCAGACTTACCAGATCACATGAATCCTGGTGCAACCGAAGCTACTAATGTTTTTCCTGCGGTAAACAGTTACCGACCATTTAATGACATAGCAGTTACCTCAAGTAATGCCTTAACCGCAAGATGTCAGGGTGCTAGAGCTTTCAAATCTGACAGTGGTGTGGTATCTATTTTTGCAGGTGATGCTACTAAGTTATACAAACTAACATCTAATGCTTTTGTAGACGAAAGTGGTGGTACTACTTTTAGTTTCTCTGCAGAGTCCTATTGGGATTTTGCTAGATTTGGTGAAGTAGTTATTGCTTTTAATGGTGACGATGCTCCGCAAGCATGGACATTAGACTCATCTACTGACTTTGCTGCATTAGCAGGCTCACCACCAGCATTTAGACATGCTGCAGTTATTGGTAATTTTTTAGTTACAGGATTTCAACCTGCTGCACAGAACAAAGTACAATGGTCTAGTTTTAATGATCCGACTTCTTGGACTGCAGGGGTTAATCAATCTGACTCTGAAGTGTTACCTGAAGGTGGCGTTATTACTGGTGTTACTGGTGGACAGTATGGCCTAATATTTCAAGAAGATCGTATCACTCGTATGGATTATCGTGGTGGTAATGTTGTATTCTCATTTAGACGTATTGAAGAAAATAGAGGTGCAGTACAAGGTAAGAACGTAATACAAGTTGGTAACCTAGTGTACTATTTATCAGAAGATGGTTTTTATGTAACTAACGGTACACAATCACAACCTATTGGTGCAAACAAAGTAGATCGTTTCTTTTATAATGATTTAAAGTTTGAGTTAAGAGAACGTGTTAGAGCTTCTTACGACCATGAAAACAAATTAGTTATGTGGTCATATCCGTCAGCTACAGGAACAAACGCTGGCATCCAAAACGATAAAATTATTATTTACCATATAGCAAGTCAACGATGGTCATTAGTAGAATTAAACCACGAAGTTATTATTGACTACTTATCACCTGGTTTTACATTAGATGATTTAGATGATTATCCGTCATCAGGTGCTAATGATTTAGATGCTATTACTATATCTTTAGATAGTGCAGCATTTATTGGTGGACTTAGAACGCTAGGTGTATTTAACACTTCACATTTCTTAGGATCTTTTGGTGGTGATGCATTAGCAGCCTCTATCGGTACGAATGAAACAGAAATATTTCCTATGAACCGATCACTAGTTACACACGTTAGACCTATAGTTGACACAAGTTCTGCTACAGGTACGATAAGTTTTCGTAATAGAGTTGCTGACTCTAGCACGACTTCTAGTGCGTCTAGTATGCACGCTACAGGAACAATACCGTTTCACAAATCAGCAAGATATTTTAAATTTAACTTACAAATACCAGCAGGTACTACTTGGTCAGATGCACAAGGTATTGACGTAGAAGCAATCAAAGAAGGATATAGATAATGGTAACAAGGCGAGAAAGTCTCATAAGAGAAGGTATTTTAAATCCTGATGGATCAAGAAAAGGTGACAGAGATCGTTTCCCAAAACTTATAGCTGAAGGTATTTTACCTGGCGGTGGTTTTGGTATTTCTCCACCAGCAAACACACAATTAGGACAGCCAAGACCTGTACTGCAACCACCAATGACTAGTGTAAGTGGCGGTGTAAATTCGTTTCCTAACGCTTTTGATCCAGGATCACAATTAGGTAATGGCACTATACGTACAGGCATAAACCCAGGAGGTCAATTTGTTCAACCAGGTTTTGGAGGTGCAAGAGGTATAAGAACTGCTGATTTTAGAGATTCAAACAATGACGGTATTGATGACAGAAATCAAGGATTTCAAAACTTACCAGGAGCTAATCAAGGTATAAACTTACCAATTAATATTGGTAATAATCCTTCTTTTAATCCAATTCAAGATCAAATGTTTCGGCCACCAATGCAACAACCTGTGCAAAATCAAATGCCTGTTGCTAATTCATTTTTAGAACAGTTACAACAATCGGCTGGATTATTACAAAATCAAGTAACAGCTTTACAACCATCTGTAGTAAATAATGTACCACAAAATAGATTTGTTGGTAATCAGTTTCAAATGCCTTTTGGCATGGGTCAACCAACACCTTTTGGTGGCAATTATGGTAGCGGTGGTTTTAACTTACCATACAATCCTGGTTCTTATACACCAGGAGCATTTAACCAATACGGTGATACTAGCACAACTGGTGGCATTAACAATATTATTAGCAGTTTATTAGGGCCAGGTGCAGATCGTGGTGGTGAAGGTGCTGCAGGTGGTTATGTAGATAATAGATCTTTATCGGATCAAGTAAATGATGTTTATGGGCCAAATGCTGTTATTAAACAATTAGGTTTAGGATTAATACCAGGTGGAGGCCCACTTGGATATTTAAATAATGCTTATACTAGATATAAATTAGATAAACAATATGGTATTGGCGATAAGATAGAAGGCTCTCAATATTCAGAAGTTTATAATGATGCTATAGCAAATGGTGCTACTCCTAGCGAAGCTACACAAAGAGCTACTATTATGGGTGGCGGTACTTATACTGATGCAACATTTGATAACGCAAATCTTACTGATATGTCTATTAATGACCAATTAAGAGCTTTAGAAAAACAATTATATGGTACTAATGTAACAACACCAACAGAACAAGAAACGACTTTTGGTGACTTTATTGGTGGTTTACTTGGACTTGGTGATAGAGATAATACAGGTCCTACTGGACCAGGTATAGGTGATATAGATTCTGAAGCTGATATAAATCGTGAATCATTTAGAGGTAGAACTACTGGCGGTGGCGAAGGCGGTGGCGGAGGCGGTAGCAGTTGTTTCGTCAAAGGCACTATGTTACAAATGGCTGATGGTACTAAAAAAGAAATAAGCACTGTTAAGTTAGGAGACAATACTAAAGGTGGTATTGTTGAAATGACAATGCAAGGCCTACCGCAAACTATTTATAATTACAAAGATGTCTTAGTATCAGGATCACACTGGGTTATAGAAGATAACGAATTTGTAGCAGTAGAAGATAGTAAACATGGTGTACTTACTGATAAAGTAGAACCAGTTTATACTTTAAAAACTTCAGATCATAGAATGTGGATTAATAACATAGAATTTGGTGATTTTGAAACAGGTAGTGATAATGATTGGGAACCACATTTTGAAATGGTAAGGAAGAAACTTAATAAAGAGCTAAGAGATGGCAAGTAAGATAGACCTACAATACATCTATCAAAACATTGACTCAACTGAGGAATTTCAATTAATTGTAGAAGAACTTACTAATCAATTAATTCGTTATCACAACGATGAAAATCAAGAGGTAACATCATGGTTTCTAGCATAGATCAATGTAAGAATTGCGAACATAGTTGTCATTGTGGTAATGGTGGTGTCTGTGTAACTTGTAAATGTGCTAACTGTGAACACAATGCACTAGATGAGTTCCACAAAAATCTAGCATCTGGTTTTGATGAAACAGCAATTAAAGAACCGTATAAAACATTTAATATTGATGAAGGCATAGAATAATGGCTCACACCTACAAAAATTCTAAAGTAGATCTAACTACTACAGATGCTACAGCATTAATTACTGTTGCTAGTGGTACTACTGTTATTGTAAAATCTATTATAATATGCGAAGATAGTAACAATGATGATAGTGTGTCATTAACCATAGTAAATGGTAGTGATACGTTTCAGTTTTTAAAAGATGCATTTGTTGGAGCTAAGGCTACTATACAAGGTATGGGTGGACACAATTCTACACTAGTATTAAGTGAATCTGATATATTAAAAGCAACGGCTACGACAGCTAATAGACTACACGTTATCACAAGTTATTTAGAAGTTACATGATTGGCATAGTACAGATACCGCAAGAAAATATAGATAAAGTTTGGAACTTAGTTGATGATTCAATCACTAAGGCACTAGCTTATTCAGGACATCATTTTAATACTACAGATGTACATAAAGCATGTTTAGATGGTGAAAACCAATTATGGTTAGCATGGGATGATGACGCTAAAGAAAAATTAAGAGGTATTATGGTTACTAGAATAATTATAAGACCAAACAGCAAGGTTGCTAACATTTTTATCTGTACTGGCAGAAATAGAAAAGAATGGCAAGATAGATTGCACGAAGTCGAAAAATGGGCTAAAAGTAATGAGTGTACTCACTTTGAAACTTATGCCAGACCAGGTTGGTCTAAATTATTAAACAAACAAGGGTTTAAAACAACCCATTATTTACTAGAAAAGAAATTGGAGAAATAAGTATGTCAAGTGGTGGTGGAAATCAAACAACTACATCAAGAACAGAGCCTTACGCACCTGCAGAACCCTATCTACAGGATATATTAGGCGAAGCATCAAATATATACCGAAGTGGTGTAGGTAGATCATTTTTTCCTGGTAGCACTGTAGTACCGTTTGCTAACCAAACACAAGAAGCTCTTAACTTACAACAAGCTGCTTCTTTAGAACAAATGGCACCAAGCACTATGTTAGGTCAAGCAGGTAACACATTTGGTCAGTTTGCTAGTATGCCTATTTCATCTTATGCAGGTTTAACTCCACAAGCAGATTATTTATCAGGTATTCGTCAAGGTATTACTTCTGACGTCTTAGGTGATGTACAATCACAATTTGGTGGTATGGGTAGAACAGGTACCTCACCTATGGCTCAACAAGCAACAGCTAGAGGTGTTACTCAAGCATATGCACCTATTGCTGCACAATTAGGTTCTCAAGAACGTGGTCGAGAACAATCAGGTTTAGAATCTGCTTTTGGCAGATCATTACAAGCTGCAGGTCAATTACCAGGTATTCAAAGTGCTATGGACATGCGTAGACAACAAGGTATTCAACAATTAGGTGGTGTTGGTTCAGCGTATGAACAACTAGCACAAAGACAATTACAAGATCAAATACAAAGATTT